TCTCCAAAGTTAGTAGGTTCTTTATCCGTTCCCTTATCATTGGGATCATCGACATTCATACCCTCTTTGGCATATTTCAGTTTGAGCGCTAAAAGGGCTTTCTGATAGGTTTCTTCGGTGATTAACTTATTATCAAGCGCCAGCTTTAAATCGCTCAACTCTACATTGTAAAGTTCCCGAAGCGACATTACTTGATACTTTTCACGAAGAGCCTCTATTTTTTTAAGCGCTTCTTCCTGCCGGTCAACCTGTGCAGATGCAATACGCTCGCCCAACTCTTTATCTATCTTCATGTACTCTTCGGTACCGGCCTGATATTGATTGCGCTTTTGAGTGAGGTAGTCAACATCAAGCTCCAACTGCATTTCGTTAAAGGCCTCTTTACTTATCCGTCCGGAAGCATAAGACTGCTTGAGCAAAGCGGTATCTTCGTTGTACGTCCATTCAAGGATCAGAAGGTCCTGCTCAGCCGATTTCTTCTTTTTGTCTATTTCGGTATTGAGCTGCTCTTCAAGCAAAGAGTTATATTCAGAACTACCTTTTTTATAGAGTTTCATTTTATCGGCTATAGCGCCGGCTTCAATAGCCTTTAATCCGGATTGATAAGTAAGGTAATCTTTTTGTCCAGTTGCATATTCAGCCATCAATGCCACACGCTTAGCAAGTGCCGTGTCTTCAATACGCTTCACTGCGGCTTTACGCGCTTCATCATCTTGTGATCCGCCGCCACCACCTCCTCCCGTGTCGGTATCTGTATCGGTAGATCCAGTTGGACCGGTTCCGGTCATAGAAGCATATTCTTGCAATGATTCCTGATAATATTCTTTAATGTTTTTTATCCTGGTATTGATTTCGTCCGCTTCTTTTTCTGCCTGATCAAGTGAATACTGCATGGCCGCAAAGTTACTTCCCTTTTGCGTGGTACCTCCATACGTGGATGGATCAACTTTCGGAGAAGGAACATCCATTGTAGCTAATACAGCTTTACTGCTCGTTATTTTTTCTTCAGCGGCAAACTGATCGGCATACAATTGCTTCAGCTTTTCGCGCGAAGCTTCCATTTTCAACTGAGCTTCCAAAACCTGCATATACTTGGTTATGGCTGCCGTGTTCTCATTGATAATTTTGCCTTCTTTGGATATCTCAGCATTGTAGCCTGGCACTATAGCCTGCAAATCTTTGATAGCCTTTAAACGATCGGCATTGGCAAGGTTTTCGTTGTGTATGGTGTCAATCAGCACATCAATGTTTGCTTTCTGCTCAGACATTTTGCCGGCTATCTGATCATTAACCTCTTTCAAATCCCTTTGTGCCTTTACGGAGGCATCCACTCTGCGGGTAAGCAACAAGAATGCCACAGATGCGGCAACGACCAAAGCGGCCAAAGCGCCTACAGGATTAATATTTGTGACCAAATTAAAGGCCACCATGGCACCACGAGCCTTTGACATTTGTCCGGTAAGCAGGTAGTAAGCGTATTGTAACAGGTACAAGCTACCTTTTAGCGCACCCATGATACCGGTGCCGGTTGCTTGTAACAGGTTAACGCGTGACTGCCACAGGGCTACCACTTTTAGCATGGTATAGTAACTACCGTATGCAGCGGCGGCAACCAAAATAGCGCCTCCCCACTGTTTGAAAAAATCTATCAATCCCGGAAGGAACTTTATAATATTGGTCACAAAGTTTGTCGATACAGCAATGGCAGGGTTAAGGCGGTTAACCAGTTCGATACCGGCAAGGCGCAACTCATTGCGTGACTGTGCCAGCTTAGCGGCTGCCGTGTTGCTGTTTATTGCCGATTGTTCTACGGCTATGTTCGTATCTGTTACGGCCTTGGTAAACTCCTTGGCCATAGCTGTTTCTTTGATCAGCACGGAAGCAACGTTATAACCCTCCTCTCCAAATTGCTTCTTAATTTCTGCGGCAGACAATTGTTTTTTGTTTAGGGCATCCAGTGCGTTCGATAATCCGACTATAGCCGGATTGGTCTCTTTAGGACCGGTTTGCAGGGTAAGGAAGAATTTTTTCAAGCCGGTACCGGCAATTTCATCTTTAATACCTTTATAGGCCAACGTTTGAATTAAGCCGATAGTCTCTTCAAATGGAATTTTTGCCGCTGCGGCAGCAACACCCGCTTTACTTAATGCCGATGTTTGGCTTGCAACATTGGCGGCACCGGCCTTACTACCGGCTGCGAGTGCATTGGTAAATCTGGCCGCCTGATCGGCACCGGCACCATATTGATTGAGCGATAATGTAAGAGCATCAACGGCCTCGTTCAGCGTAATATCTTTAGCGGCCGCTTGCAAACGCATGGTTTCCTCGGTTACTTGTGCTAGGGCTTCTTTATTGCCAAGTAGTTCAGGCTTAGCCGAACCAACCAACATGTAAGCATCAAGAATCTCATTAGCCGATTGGCGCACACGAAGCCCCTCTTCTGTCATTGTAGTTGACAGTGTTTTCGCCTGTTTGGTGAGCCATTTTATAGAGGCATCATCAAGACCGGTAAGTGCTTGCAAACCTGCTTGAGACTCTTCCAGTTTAGCGGCTTCTTCGCGAAGTTGGCGAATGCCCAGGATAAAACCGGTCAGTGCCGCAACCGATGCTGTAATAAAGCCGGCAAAACGGTTAAACCCGTCAGACATACGCCCTATGAGCGAAGTGTTGCGTTTAAGAGCGGTGCCCGTTGCATTGAGTGAAGCGTTGTGTTCGGCAATAATTCCCTTCAGAGCGCGTATTTTATTCCCGGCACGAACATACTCTTCACTGCCCACCGTCATTTTTTTCTGCATGGTAATAAGTCCACGCATTTCGGCCTCGATCGATTTGATATCGTTCTTGATCTCGCTACCATCCAGGTAGAGATACACGCCACGTTTTACGACTTTATCTTTTGCCATAATTCTTCTTTATTGTGATTTTATTAAACTGATTTAGAACGTCTTTCAGAGCGGCATCACCGTGATATTCACCGGCGATATCGGCCAGCTCATTAATGTTTCTCTCTATCGGTTTATCAAGCCAGTCGAGCGGGCTACGCTTAATTACACCATAGGGTACATATCTTTTCATCTTACGAATGTCTTTATCTTTCTCGCCTCGTTTACGCAAGTCGTTGCGCATGGTTTCATCACTCCAGGCACTATGTCCGCGCACGATAACACCGTCCTTTACCACGTAACCACGTCCGGCACCATAGGCACGGAATGCGCCATATCGCAAGAATCGGAAGCCCAGTGCATTCACATACACTCTGTCTTTATCCATCCGGGTACGTGCTTCAATTCGACGGCGAAGCGAACCGCTTGAATGGGTATGCGTAGCAAGTATGTTTACGGATGCTCCACGCACGCGAAGCGTCCAGCTCTTAACCTCTTCGTTGTACTTTGAGGCGGTCATTAAAAATTCAGTTCCGGTTTGTTCCATGGAAAAAGCCTTTAGTTAAACATCTATATGATGCAAAACTAAAGGCTTTAGCCTCTCAAATAAAGGACAAGTTTTTGCGATATCGGCACGTCTTAAAAGTCACGTAACCGCACAACGGTTATCCTTTATACTGAATGTCGTTAACACGGTTGATCCATCCGCGCCTAAACACCAGCTGAGTAGTGTCACGCGCACACACTTCATCAATGAATTTCAGCCTATCGGCCTTAATGGCATCGAATAGCCCGCGCGGGTTGGCAGCATTCATGGCGTATATGGTTTTTGGACCTACAAGGCCATCGGCCGTCACGTTGAGCAGCTTTTGCACACGCTTAATGCCTGGTGCTCCGGAAGCCCATACCCAGTCGACCACAATGTTAGCCACAGATTGAGACTTAATCTGATCAGCTTCCCAGCGAGTCCAATAATACCGGTAGAAGAGATTGTACACGTCATCGACCGTGATCAGCTTCAAGTCATCGGCATCGATATCACCGTCACCGTCTTTATCGTACCCGCACGATTTCCACGTTCCCAGGGTTATACCCATATTCGTTTGACCTCCCTTATCTTTAGGGTGGTTGCTCCATCCGCCCTCCCAGTTGCGAATGAAATCAAATAAAATTCTAGGATTTGCCATATAATTAAGGATTTAGTACACGGCAAAGAAAGGCCATTGTACGCTCACTGAATAGGACACAAAAAAGGCCGGACTAACTTTCATCAGACCGGCCTTTAAGACAACACAAACAGATAAATTCAAAGTAAGACTTCTACGCCCTAAAGATAGTGAATAGTCTATTATATTGTACTATTGTTTGGGTTTTATTTATGCATAAAACTAAAGTTTTACGTCTTTCAGCGCTTCACGGCATACTTCAACGGCCTCTATAACTTTTTCATAAGTCGGATCTGACAGTAAGGAATTAGCTGCTTTTAATTTTTCTTTGATCTCTTCCGGCGTATTAGACCTACCATTATAATCAATTATAGCAGTCTGTAATCTATGAGCTGCTTTAGCCACTCTATAGCGAAGTTCATCATAAAGATCACTGCCATTGTGTGCGTTAGCATCTCTTAAAAAGAGGATATGAGCACGTTCCATCCGTCTGTAGGTATCAGCTTCCGACAACTGCTTAATATCCTGTTTACACCCCATTTTCCGAAAAAGAAATTCATAAGTCATTGCATCCATAATAATAAATATTGGTTTACACAAAGATAGAGTAAGGTATGATACGAAACAACAATAGGATATAAAAAAACAGAGCCTTCTTTTTTAAGGAGGCTCTGTTAAAAACGGTTTAGAGTTGAGCTAATTTGAACTTGATTTACTGTATAAATAACTAATCAATTGTTTCAAAAGGCTCTAGTTATGTACCTAATTCTTACAATAAGTATATATACATATTTAATAGCTTTCCACTAAAGTTCCACCCGAGAAGTAATGTCCATCTGGTCTAATAGGAGCACCATTGCTTTGCAATAAAGTATCAATTCTTGCAGCGTCAGCAGATGTATATGTTACTGTACTAGGGACCCACAAACCTTTCAATGCTGGAACATTAACTAATTGCCCAAAGTTACCTGTCACG